AGAAAATAAGGCTGACACTCCTGATATAGTAGCTGCAGTCACATATTATATGACATCAGAAGGGCAAGCCTTCGTGGATGTTGAAATGAAAGAATTCAACGATGCGTCTACAATCACGATGGCAGCGCTGCTAAGCGGGATAAATACAGGGCTTTATAGCCACGACACATTGGAAATGCTCAGGAATGGCCTCTTAGAGGAGGATAGGACAGATCTTTATCTGCTACTTATAACTAAGTTAGCGTCAGTATTTGCTGACTCCACAAAAGATGAAGGAGATGAAGACGAACCTTTAATAAGTCCATCAGAAGTATTAGATTAGGGAGACAACAATGAAGAGGAAAAAAAAGATTGGCTGGCAAAAATATGAAAGCGTTATAGAAGACCAGTTAACATCTCCATTTCTTCAAGACATGTTAGCAAGCCTACAGCCTGAAATAACACAAGAAGAAGAGCAAGAATATCAAAGTATAATGAAAGAGCTACAGGAAAGCGGTCAAGAAGTACAATTTGTTGACTCTTCTCCGCAGATGAACCTTTCAGAACAATTTATTAATGAAGTATCTATGTTAACCAACTTTGACTGCTGGGTTGGTCACACAAACTTCAATTTATCTAAGAAGATAGTATCAGAATTAGAAAGGATTGAAGGAGTTGAACTTTTAAGAATTTGCAGCAGATACAGATTCTTCATAGGCATTGGAAAAATGTTTGATTTCAAGGCCGTGAGGAAAAACCTAGAAAAAAGATTATTATGAGGTAATTATGAACGATAAGATTGAAAACGCTTTGAAAAACACAGACGTACAGGGAATTATGAATAAGGCGGCTAGTACATTTACTAGACAACTATCACCAGATGAGATTCATACCTGCAAACTAAACGCTTTATGGAAGTCACTTACACACTGGAATGAAAATGGAAACTGTAAGTTTCTTACATATCTTTTTAACGGCGTTAAGTATGAGTGCATCAGGGAGGTTAAGTTCAAAAAGAAAGACAGGTCTTCTGGCGGAAAAGACTTAGATAAATTCATCCCATCTCACGAAGACCACGTTTCTGAGATTGATATGATGGACGAAATAGACAACCTCCCAAATTCTGGACTGGTAAAGGATCGTGCATTCAGCTATACTATAAACGAAATTGCAGATAGGCACGATATGAACAGAGAATCTACCAGAAGAAGACTGAAAAAATCTTCAGAATTGTTGTCGAGCCGACTCAAATAAGTGTATAATATGGTAGGAAAATTAGGATTTGCTGCGGAACTGGAAACTTTAATATTTCTAAACTTTTTATCAGGAGGTAGTTATTATGGCTACTCAAGCAGCGAAGTCTGCCGGTGGGGCAGAAAACAAAAATAATGGTACTATTGTTGGTATGCAAGCGGCTGATGCGGTGACTGGAAGTGCTTTAAGCTCCAAAGGTCTAAACGAATTAGCAACTGGCAGCGAATACGGCTCTAAGGTCGAGCCAATCAGCCAGTCTACTGGAAATAGGAAGTATTCCCCAACGAACGCTACTGATAGTGTTGGTATTACAACAGCTACGGCTGGAGTTGGAACTTCAATGGCTTTTACACCAAAGCCAGCGAACAGAACAGCTACTGATCCGCAGTTCATTATCAGAGGAGTTTCGACGACAATTTCTGGAAGCGGCAATACAGCACTTCAGGTAGTTGGAAGAGAATACGCAGGTATCAATGTAACCAATCCATCTAAGTCAACTAAGAGAATTGGAAAATACTCGGATACATCTATTGACGTACTAGAGCCAACAGCAAGTGGCTTGTTCCCTTACAGAACAAAGGGCACTGCCGCAGGCAATACAGCTAACTGGGTTAATCCTAGTGGCGATGGCCTTGTTCCTGTCGGTACTTTTGACGATGTATTTGCAACTCGTACTAAGCCCGGCGATGTTGTCTACATGCAAGGGAGTCCTACTCCTAAGCAGGATGACTACAAGCGTCGTGATTTGCGAGAAGGTACATAATCCCACTGAGGAAAGCCCCTTCGGGGGCTTCCTCTTCTTTTCCTAATTATGAAAGGGGTTATCTCGTGAGCATAGAAAACATTACACTTATACTTACAATGTTAACCACGCTGATAGGATTTTTAGGAGGGGTTTGGGTCAAGGTCTTACGACCCGCTATGAAGTTTGTAGATAAGCACGATGAAGTTGTTAAATCTATAGCAATAATAGAAAAAGAAATCACTTGTAATGGTGGTGGAAGTCTAAAAGATGCTGTATTAAATTTGAATGATACATGCGGCAGGATGGAGAACAGGCAAAAAATTATAGAGCAAAGAACTAAAGCATCCCTGCACTATAGTAACACGCCACTATTTGAAACAGATAATATGGGAAGGTTAGTCTGGACTAATGAGCCTTTCTATAAGATGACAGGACAAACACTAACAGACATAAAAGGGTTTGACTGGATAACGTATATTCACGAAGACGAGAGAGAAGAATTCCTACAAGAATTTGAGTCTTGTTTGAAAATGAATAGGAAGTTTTCAAAAGAAATTTTAACTTCCGATGGACAGGAAATGAGGATGACTGGATATCCTTATAGATTAAATGACAATGAACACGGAGGTTTCCTTATTAGCCTTACAGAGGCTTAGAAAGAGAGTATTAATATGGGTTCTAAAAAATGGTCACTAAATTGGGCTGACGGCAAAAAGCTAGGCCTAAACACATTGTTTGTGTCACTTGCAGCAGGATTGACTTATCTTGGCACGCAAGTTGGTAATATTGATTGGGGTTCCGCAACAGCATTGGTTGTACCAATCGCTGCTCTTGTGCTTGGCGCTGCAACGCAGTGGGCAAAAGATAATTCTGAAAAAGAATAAGTTTTACTTGCAATCCCTAAAACATATATTATAATAATTGACATGAACGATTTTTTGAAATAAGTCACAAACCTTACTCGCCTGTAGGCTTTCGTTCTATGGGCGAGTTTTTTATTACACCAAGGAAGATGCTATGCAAGTAACTAAACACAGTGGCGAACTAGAAAGTTATGACGTTGAAAAGATTCACAAAGTTGTTGAGTGGGCCACAGAGGGGATAAACGGCGTTTCCCTGTCAGACATAGAGATGAACATGAATCTCTCTCTAAGAGATAAAATAACTACCGACGAGATACATCAAATACTCATCAAGAGTTCTAGCGACTTAATTTCTGAATCATCGCCAAACTATCAATACGTCGCGGCTAGGCTTTTGAACATGAGCTTACGCAAGAAAGTATGGAAGCACGCTACTACCCCTCCAGATTTACACCACCACATATGTCTAATGATAGACAATGGTATCTATGATGAACAAATGTTAGACGATTGGGATAGAGCAGATGTTGATGAGCTAGCTGCTTATATCAAACATGACAGAGATAATATGTTTACCTACTCTGGGTTACAACAGTTAATTGATAAATACCTCATCAAGAACAGAACAACTGGTATTATATACGAAACACCACAGATAGCATACATGTGCATAGCCATGTGCCTATTTTCGGGAAACAAGAAGAGAGTAAAGGAGGCATACGATGCTTATTCCACTTTTAAAGTCAATTTACCTACTCCAATCATGGCTGGCGTTAGATCAACTATTAAACAATTCGCTTCATGCGTTCTTGTGGACGTGGACGACGATCTAGACGGAATCTTTTCTAGCCTGCACGCTGTAGGAAAATACACAGCCAGAAGAGCCGGTATTGGATTAAACGCCGGTAGGATCAGACCTATCAACTCTCCCATTAGAGGAGGAGAGGTAATCCATACTGGGTTAATTCCATATCTAAAAATATTTGAATCATCGGTCAAGGCCACGTCTCAGAACGGACTTCGTGGAGGATCAGCCACCGTCCATATTCCTTTTTGGCATTATGAAATTGAAGACGTATTAGTATTAAAGAATAACGCAGGTACTGACGATAATAGAGTTAGAAAGCTGGACTACTCAATACAGTTCTGCAAATTGTTTTACGATAGGCTAATAAAGAACGAAGATATAACACTATTCAGCCCGCATGAGGCTGAAGGTTTGTACGAAGCGTTTGGCGACAACGATAAGTTTGAAGGATTATATGTGAAGTATGAAAATTCAAGGTCTATTAAGATGAAGAAAAAGATAAGCGCCAGAAAGTTAGCAGAAGTATTTGCCAGAGAGAGACTTGAGACTGGACGTATATATAGTATGAATATTGACACATGTAATCAGAATGGTTCTTGGGACATACCTGTACGCATGAGTAACTTATGCCAAGAAATCATACACCCTACTGTTCCAATACAATCTATCGACGACCCTGAAGGAGAGATAGGAATTTGTATTCTATCCGCATTGAATTTAGGAGAGCTTAACTCAGAAAAAGACATTCAGATTGCCTGCAAGAACGCAGTAGAGTCACTAGAGTCTGTAATTGACTATCAGGACTATCCTGTATTAGCCGGTGAAAATTTCACTAAGAACAGAAGGTCTCTAGGTATAGGCGTTACCAACCTAGCTGGTTTTCTAGCTAAGAACAAATTAAAATATGATGATCCAGAAACACCCAAGAAAGTTCATGAAACTATGGAGAAGATTCAATGGTATCTGTTAGATTCTTCGTGTAGGCTTGCGGAGCAGCTTGGCCCCTGTGCAAAGTTTGAAGATACCAAATACTCTAAGGGAATGTTGCCCATCGACTGGTATAAAAAAACCGTTGATGAAATAGTTAAACCAGAATACACGATGGACTGGGAAGAGCTTAGAGGTAGAATCAAGGAGTTCGGCTTAAGACATTCTACTCTATCGGCCATCATGCCGTGCGAGTCTAGTTCGGTGATACAGAATAGCACGAACGGGATAGAACCAGTCAGGCAACTTCTTTCATACAAAAAAGCCAAGAACGGCGTGTTGAAACAGTTAGTACCGAACTATCATAAAGGTAGGAAATATTACAGTTTAGCATTTGACATGCAAGACAATAATGCTATAATTAAAATTGTCGCAGTGTTACAAAAGTTTGTTGACATGAGTATTAGTGCAAATCTTTATTACAACTATGACCACTACGAAGATGGGTCAATACCATTAAGCCAAATTATTAAAGATAATATCACTAGTTATAAGTATGGAGTGAAAAATCTATACTATTGTAATACTCCTGACGGAGATGGTAAACTAGAACAAGAATCAGTATGTGAAGGTGGAGCCTGCGCTATATAATGAAAAGTGTTTTGAATAAAATGAATGTTGATACACTCAAGCAACCATTGTTCTTGGGGGAAGACTTATCGCTTCAGAGGTATGACAAGTTTAAGTATCCTGTATTCTTCGACCTCTATAAGAAGCAGTTAGAGTTCTTCTGGAGGCCTGAAGAGATTGAACTGAAGAAGGATAGAAGTGACTTTAAAGACGACTCTATTATGTCTGAAAATGAAAGGTTTATATTTACATCAAACCTAAAGTACCAGACTATGATGGATTCAGTGATCTGCCGAGGGGTTCCTACAATCCAAGAGTATGTCTCCAATCCAGAGCTAGAAGCGTGCCTAAACGTCTGGCAGTTCTTTGAGCAGATACATAGCTACAGCTATACATATATTATTAAAAACGTATATCCTAATCCTAGTGAAGTGCTTGACTCTTGCCTTACAGATAAAGAAATCGTAGCTAGAGCAGATGTGGCCGTTAAAGAATACGATAAACTAAGAAAGCTAAGCACTAGCAAAAAAGTTGACGATATTAAGAAACAGATATACCTAACACTAATTAGCATTAATATTCTAGAAGCTGTTAGGTTTTATGTCTCATTCATCTGCGCATTTGCATTTGCTGAAAACAAAAAGATGGTTGGTAATGCAGACATTGTTAAACTAATTAAAAGAGATGAGGCCATACACCTTTATAACACTCAGGAGATACTAAAAATTCTCAGAAGAGAGAAGAGCGAAGGGTTTACCAGCATAGCAAAAGAGTGCGAGGAAGACGCAATAAAGATGTTTGAAAGTGCCGCTGAAGAAGAGAAGAAGTGGGCATCCTACTTATTCAAGGACGGCTCGATCATAGGCTTGAATGAAGCAGTTCTGCATCAATACATTGATTGGCTTTGCATGAACAGGAGAAAAGCCATAAAGTTACCTTATGACTCAGGGATAAGAAATCCTATATCAGGCTGGACTGAGCCTTGGATGAATAGCGAAGCAGTTCAGGTTGCCCCACAAGAACATGAGATAACTTCATACAAGATAGGCGCTAGCACTAACGATCTTGAGGATATGGACTTTGGAGATATTAAACTATGAATGGGATACACAGCTACAGTTACGGAAGATTCGCCGGTCAAACAATTAATGTTAAAAGACTTGACCCTAAAGCTATTATACCAACTAGGGCAAATGATACAGATGCAGGATGGGATTTATACGCCACAAAACAAAGATTTCTAGGGCCAAACCAAAGGGCAACGTTCTCTACTGGTATATGCCTTGAAGTACCAGAAGGTTTTGTAGGACTTATATGGCCAAGATCAGGACTCTCTGTAAAAAAGGGAATAGATGTATTGGCTGGAGTTGTTGACTCTGGCTATAGGGGAGAAGTCAAGGTCTGCCTACTAAATACTGGCCACGAGTGGCTTGAAGTAGAGGAAGGTGATAGAATTGCACAAATTCTATTTCAGGAAGTTCCAGAATTTCAATTACTAGAAGTCGATACGGTACAGAACTCCGACAGAGGTGCGGGAGGGTTTGGAAGTAGCGGCAAATAAAAAGGGCTATAGATGAGAAAATCTCGAAAACAGCAGAAGAATGATAGGCGTAGAATTGTTCCAATAACAGCTAAAACGCCTAACCAAAAAGATTATATCAGAGATATAGTAGATAATGATGTGATTTTTTGCACTGGGCCTTCTGGCAGCGGTAAATCTTATATCGCCGCAGGCATAGCTGCAAATCACATATACAGAGATGAAGTAGATCAGATCATAGTGACTAGACCGTTAGTGTGTGCGGGGCAAGATATTGGATCACTGCCCGGCGAGCTAGATGAAAAAATCAAACCGTACTTACTACCTATGGAGGAAAACCTAAAACATTTCCTAGGTAGAGACTACTACGGAAAACTTTTTAACGACGGTAGAATCAGATATGAACCACTTGAAGTAATGAGAGGCGCGACATTTCATGAAGCGTATATGATATTAGATGAAGCACAGAACTGCACTCTAGCACAAATAAAAATGTTTATAACTAGAATGGGTGAGAACTCTAAGGTTTTAATTAATGGAGATATACGCCAAACAGATATAAAAAAGTTTAGCGGCCTACTAGAATGTGTCGATAGGCTTGAGGGAATAGAGGGAGTGGGCGTTAGCCGCTTGTACTATGAAGACATACAAAGAAATGGGATAATTGGAAGAGTCCTTGAGGCTCTAGAGGAAGACTACTATGATTAATTATGACTATATTTGTAAGAGCTGTGGTCATGAGCTTAAAGATGTGTTACAATCTATTAAAGACGATCCACTAACCTTGTGTGAAAAATGTGGTGAGCATTCACTATCTAGGGTTATATTTGGAGGTAGGGCTGCTTTCGTAGAAAATATATCCACTATTGGCCAGCTAGCAGACAAGAACACAAGAGGCATGGGTTCTTATCAGAAGTCAGAGCTTGAAGCTAAAGCTAAAGAATCAAAGCCCAAGGCTAGTGAAACCATATATAGAAAGCATGCTAAAGCAACAAAGGGAGAGATAAACAAAATGTCTGAGCAACAAAAACAAAACTATATTTTAAGGGGCAAAAAATGAAATACCTAGACCCTAATGTTAATGCAGAAATTTCAAGCACAAAAATTGTCCAGAAGTACGATAGGAATGGAGAGCCGGTGTTGAACGACAAAGAGCTTGACGTGGCGAAACTGATAAAAGCCTCTGGCAATGAATCTACATATTTGAAAGTCCACAACAATGTGCCGTATGACCCAAAAGGGATGTACGCTCACAGAGAGAAGGCTATTGATCTTAAATACAAAAAGGTAAGCAGAGAGACATTTGACTATTATATGCTATACCTTAAAACTAAAAATTCTTTATATATGACAAGGACACAGAGGAGTTTTATCAATGACTAAAAAAGGCCCACTAGGAAAAGCGGAAAAATATTATGTTCAAGGACACTATAAAACTTTGGAGGCAAAGCAGATTGCCAAAGAGCTTGACAGACCCATTGGCGCAGTTAAAAAACATATTGAGCTAGTGAAGAAGGAAGAGCCGAAAGATGTTATCAATGCTGGAACAAGTATGGCTAGACAGGAGGGTGTTGTAACAATGACGGAAACAGCGTCCGAACTAGCAGAGACATCTAAAACTAGGACTAATAATCATTCGAGGAGAACAGGCTGTGTCACAGGAACTAAAAGTTCATAGTAGTAAAAAAGACTTCCTCGCTGATATGAGAAGTGAGGATTATTTCAGCACTTGGGTAAATGTTAAGTTTTCTAATGGTTCTGAGCTTTACTTTAATCAGCCTAGACATTGGAAAAACATTAGAACTAAATGCTATCAAGAAAGTATTGAAATAACAAGTGTTGACTTACAGTTTCGTTCGCATTGCGAGAATGTGTATTCGGGATCTGGTTGTGGTGTCTACCTAGTCCCCACTGTGGTTGGGGAAATGGGTGGTGTAAGCAGAGAGTGTATCACGGTCGGCGTGATAGACAAGAACACTGTAAGAAAAAAAATATGGACTACGCCAGAGATAATCGAGGATAAGTCCTACGAAGATGATGTTGAAAACTGTTTTGAAGAGGCTTTAGTTTACAAGAATGACAAAAGATAGAACTGACAAAAGTAATTATAAATCTCCATCTACTGGGGAATACTGTACGTGCGCGCAATATATAGCAGAAATTATGTGTACACGCATGGCTCAAAAAGAAAATGAAGGCACTCAGGCCTATAAGTTTTGGAACACTAAGAAGTGGAAAAAGACTTACTCTTATCAAATAATATTGGCTAATCGGTTAGCCAAGAAATACGACTGCGCCGCTATAGTTAAAGCTGTAAACTCAAAGGAGCTGTCTCATGTTTACTCGCTCGGTTATCCAAACATTGATGGGATTATTTCAAAATATCAGAATATTCTTGAGTCTCAAAAGCCTACCGAGAGTACTATAGTAATACAGGAAAAACCAAAATCAAGATCAACCTCATTTGGAAAGAAATCAAGTTTACAAAGATTGAGAGGATTAGATGGCAAAGAAAAAGAAGACCAATAAGTTCACCGAAGATGTCGTAAGTAACAGTGTTGTGCAAACGTATGGAGATGTTGTTAGAACAGGCTCTGAGGTGCTAGACAACTTAAACAGCCTCCAAGTCATTGGTGTATCTCCGGCATTAGACATAGCGCTCGGAGGAGGCCTAAGAGAAGGAAGTTGTGTTGTCATGACCGGCGACCCCAAAAGCGGAAAGACAACGACCGCCCTGCACTTTGCCGCTAAATGTCAATCGCTCGGTAAAAAAGTTATCTACGCTAATACAGAGGGTAGATTAGCGAAGCAAAACTTTGATGGAATAAAAGGGCTAGACCCAGAGAAAATTTTAATCGTCGAATCGACAGATGATAGAGTTCTTTCCGCCGAGGACTTCCTGAATATCATTGAGTACTACATCAACAACGATCCGGAGTGCCTCATCATAGTTGATTCAGTGTCAAACATGGTTCCCAAAATTGAGCTTGAGGGCGAGGTGAGGACTGGCGTGCGTAACTCGCTACCGAGGCTATTATCAATGTTCTTTAAGAGAATAGGTGGCTCCGTGACGAAGAATAAGACAATAATTATTTGCATCACTCACAATATCGCAAACACCAGCGGTAGCAGGTACGCCCCTATGAAAATGGCTGACTGCGGTAATATGTTACAGTATCAGGCCGGAACAAATATGGTTATCACGCATCGTGGAAAATGGCAGGTTCCTGCACAAACTGGGCCTCACGTTGGGCAAATTGCAAATTGGAACATTAAGACATCCAACGCTGGAGGTATACCAAACTCTACCGCTGAAAGCTGGATTAGGTACGGAATAGGATTAGATGAGGTACAGGAGGTTGTCCAGATCGCTTGTGAGTTTAGGCTTATCAAAACCGCCGGAGCTTGGTACACTGTACAATGTGCAGTAGACGAGAAAGATGAACCCATCATTGCAAAGCTACTAAAAGAAAACGAGGTAGGCGACAAGGATGAAGACATTGAAAGATTCTTTAAGTTTCAAGGAGTAAACAACCTGACAGAGTTCCTAAATGAAAATAGTCAGATTTGTGATTTTATATACGAAAAGATTAAGGAGCTATTTTGAAAGTTCTAGGGTTTAATGGTAGAGAATACAATCTTAATCTATCTAAGTATGATGTGAAGGCTAACGACAAAAGAAAAAGGTCAAAACATCATATCAGAGCTAGAAAGATAATAAATGAGGTCTACCATAGCTATAGAGTTTTGGAAGAGGTAAAACTTCCGGGAAGCACGTCTTCCCATAAAAAGTCAGTGTTGTACCTAGACTTCTTCGTACCTAATATCAAGAAGGCTTTTGAGGTTCACGGAAGGCAGCACTATGAGCATATACCATTCTTTCATAGAACAAAAGCAGATTTTTTGCTTGCAAAAGCCAGAGATGAAGATAAAATAGAATGGTGTAAACTGAACGGTATTGAAATTATAACTTTGAAATATTCAGGAGATGATGATGAGTGGAGAAGCACAATTAAAGGCATCTGATAGACTGGCCGATCATATAAAGTCAATAGATGAATACATAGCCATGTCTAATGTTTCGTACTCTGCTTTTAACGTAGAGTATGTTGTAGCTGCAAACCTGACAACAGATGACCTATCAAAAATGACTACTCAGGAAATGTTTGATGCTGCTTATATACTGTATGGGTATTCTACCTACATCCAAGACGAGATAAACAAGAACAAGGTCGCCCTCAGTTGGTGCGAAGATCAGATAGAGAAACTCGTCGCAGCAAATCTACACAACTTCGATCAATATACTAAACACGACGTTAAGAGACAAATAATTATTAAAGAGAATAGTTTCGCCGCCAGTGTGGATAACATGAGAGCTGTGGCCGAAGGTAGGCTTCAGTCTCTTGAAGGCAAAACATATGAACTCAAACGTCAAGGTGACATCTTATTAGAAAGGGCAAAAAGAGTATGAACCCAGAAGATTTAAGTATTGAAGAACTACAAAAGATTTTGCAGAAAAAGCTAGAAGCAGAGAACACTAAAGAGGAGACAAATAAATCTGTGTCTGATGATTTTTCAGTTTCCAGAACAGACTCTAACTCTAGAAGACAGGCGGTGGTCGCTAAAGAAAATACTTGGGAAGATGTTGGAGAACATGAAGATGTTTCCACCCCCGACTTTACGCCGACAGCCCGAAGAAGGCCCAAGGCCAAGAAGGTAAAAAAGAGATGTCATGTGTGTGGAAAAACCTTTGAGATTTCCTCTAGTTTAGTTAGCGGTGAATTCGTTCGTTGTAATGATTGCGTGAAATAATATGGATCATAATTTATCAGATGTTGGAGCAGAGAGGGCAGTACTGTCTGCGCTTTTTCAATACGGGATTGATGCCTATGTTGAGATAGCAGATATTATCAACTCAGGTTCTTTTGTTAATCAAAACAATCAAGTGCTCTTTAAGTGCGTTGAAAAAGTAATTGAATCAAATTCATCTGTCGATATTCCATCAATACTTTCTGCTGCTTCTCAGTTGGGACACGCCGAAAGAGTTGAAAGCAAAGAAGAGATTTCATATATTAGGTCTCTATTTGACTTCCCTGTGAATCAAGGCAATGTATTTAGTTTTGCAGTCCAGATTAAGAAGTATGAGTTTGCGAGAAGAATCAAGAAGTTGACAACTAAAATCCATAAGGACATGGATGATGTTAACGGAGGAGAATCAATCGACGAAATAATCTCCATGCTTGAAGAACCTGTTATGGACTTCCTAAGAGAGGATGACGGAGGCGAGAAGCCAGAGAAGATTGGGGAAGGTGCGTTAGAATATCTTGAATTCCTTTCTGAAAATAAGTGTGACATTGTAGGAATACCGACTGGCTTCCCTAGATACGACCACGCCATCGGCGGTGGGTTAAGAAGAAAGTGCGTTGACTTAGTAGCCGCACGGCCTAAAGTTGGTAAGAGTGTGTTTGCTGACAATGTTGCGATTAATGCTGCCTCTCAGGGTACACCTGTACTAGTATTAGATACAGAAATGTCAAAGGAAGATCATCTGAATAGAATTATAGCCAATCTTAGCGGAGTACCAATCAACGAAGTATCTACTGGTAAGTTTGTTGACGACGATGAGAAAAACCAAAAGGTTTATCAGGCCGTCAAGCAGATAGAATCTATACCTTACAACTATGTCAGCGTTGCAGGAAAACCCTTTGAACAGATACTGAATATAATTAAAAGATGGATTATACAAGATGTTAAAATGGACGAGAACGGCAGAACTAACGATTGTGTTGTTGTGTATGACTACTTAAAACTTATGTCATCCAGTTCTATATCAAACAACATTCAAGAATACCAAGCTCTTGGGTTTCAGATTACGAACCTGCACAACTTAGCCGTCAAGTATGATTTTCCCTGCCTTTCATTTGTTCAGTTAAACAGAGATGGAATCACTAAAGAATCAACAGACGCTGTGTCTGGTTCTGACAGGCTTATTTGGTTATGTACATCATTCTCCATATTTAAGTCAAAGTCTCCAGAGGAGCTGGCTGAGGACGGCCCAAGAGCTGGAAACAGAAAGTTGGTTCCTATCGTGTCTAGACACGGAGCAGGACTAGACGATGGAAATTATATTAACTTGAGGATGCATGGAGAGTACGCAAAACTAGAAGAGCTGAGAACTAGAAACGAGTTCCAGACAATGCCAGTTGACGACACTGGGCTTATTGAAGAAGAAAACCTAGATAATATTAATGAGGAGATTGAAGAAGATGGATTTGAAGAAGATCAAAAACCTCCTTGGGAATAATATAGAGATGGTGTTCGCTGAGCTTAACATTGAATATGAAAAGAATGGCGACAACATAACCTGCCCATGTCCAGTTCACGAACATAGCGATAACCCAAATGCCTTCTCTTATTCCCTAGATCGAGGAATATGGGGGTGTTGGACTAGAAGTTGTCAGCACGAGTATGGTAACGACATTCTTGGTTTGATAAGGGGCGTCCTATCCAAAGAGGAAGGCGAGGACGTTGGCTTTTCCAAAGCATTAAGATGGGCATGCAAGGTGTTGAATATAAATAACAAGGAGGTCAACGTAGAAAAAAAGGAGGTGGAGGAAGATGGTTTTGTTGGATTGGTTAAGGCACTATCGAATAGGCCTGTGGTTGATGAGTCTGATGTGGTCGCTAGTATTGACTGTAATGTTACTGTACCGTCTAATTACTTTCAGGCCAGAGGTTTTTTGGCAAGCACGTTAGATCATTTTAATGTCGGAGATTGTTCTCAGAAGAAATCTAGTATGGTGTCTAGGGCGATCATACCAGTGCATAATCTAGAAGGTGATAAAGTAGTAGCCTATATCGGAAGATCAACTAAGGACTATATTAACCCCAAATTCCTATTCACTAAAGGCTTCAACAAAAACAAGTACCTTTACAATTATCACAGAGCTAAAGAGTGCGGCCAACAAAACTCAACGTTATTCATTACAGAAGGGCAGGGGGATGTATGGAAGCTTTATGAGGCCGGAGTAGATAATGCTGTTAGTATATTTGGCAAAAACATTAGCGCACAGCAGCAAATTATACTTGAGAATAGTGGTGTCACCAGACTGGTTGTACTAACTGATAACGACCAAGCAGGAAGAGAATCCAAAGTTAAGATACAAAGACAGATGAGCAGGATGTTCAAGGTAATATTTCCAAGGCTATCAAGAAAAGATGTTGGAGATATGAATGTGAAACAAATAAAAGAAGATATTTTACCCCAGCTGAGAGGTATGTTTTAATGTTGAATATAATTGGTATTGCAGGTAAGAAACAATCAGGAAAAAATACAATGGCTAATTACATGCACGGACATGTACTTAAGCGTATGGATAACATATCTGATTTTTCTATAAATAACAAAGGAGAGCTTGTAATAAAAACTATCGTAGAAGGATCTACGGAGTACGGGCTTTTGGATATAACTAGGAAGGACTCTGCCTTCATGGAGTATGCTCATCACAACATGTGGCCTCATGTGAAATTGTATAGTTTCGCAGACGGGCTAAAGCATTTGTGTATGGAGTTTTTTGATTTGTCTTTTGAGCAAGTCTATGGCACTGACGATCAAAAAAATACTGAAACTGGTGTTTATTGGCGTGACCTGCCCACACCTTACAATAAGATCAAAAGTAAAAAGCTGACAGCAAGAGAGCTGTTGCAATATTTTGGCACGGATATAATGAGAAGGATGAATACCGATGTGTGGGTTAATCACACGATCAGAACAATAGCCTCAGAGCAGAGTTCGCTAGCAATTATAGCCGATGTTAGGTTTCCAAATGAAGTAGAGTCAATTAAGTCTGCGGGAGGTAAGGTTATTAGGCTCACTAGAGAGTTCAAAGAAGATGGACACTCAAGTGAAACAGCCTTAGACAAAAAGAATTACGACTGGTCAAATTTTGACCTAATTATAGATAACGCCTCAAATAGCACTGAGGATTTTTGCCGACAAATAGACGGCGTTCTTAACAAACTGGAGTTGACATGTTAGTCACTTATATAAGAAGTTCAAGTTTCAACAATTATTCTTATTGCCAGATGCAATACTTTTTGACCTATGTGCTTGGTCATCAGTCTACTTCCGGTAAAAAAGCTCAGTTAGGTACGATTGTACACAAAGTAATGGAAGTCTTGGCCGGATGTCAACATCTACAACAAGATGGAAAAAAGATGCTATTGAGTGACGACGCTTTAGGGGATATAAAATTTAATCGTAAGAAGCTGCAAAGTGACGATTTTGTTGAAGATATATTGAAGCAGAGCTATGATTGGTATACTAGTAGCTGTGTACATAAGTACACTAATGGAGATTACAAGTTTTGCAAGGATCTTACTTGGCAAGCAATCAATCACAATAAAGGAGTGTTTGACCCAAGAAACAGAAAAATAGTCGCAGCAGAGCCTCATTTTGACATCGAAATAGATGAAGACTGGGCTAAGTTTGATTACGAAATGCCAGACGGAAAAAAAATTACAGGAAACTTGGCCATAAAAGGGACGATAGATCTTGTAACTGAGGTAGAGGATGGTATAATCGAGGTAGTTGACTGGAAGACCGGACAAAGAAAAGACTGGACAACTGGAGAAGAAAAGACATACGAGAAGCTACTTACAGACCCCCAATTATTACTATATAACTACGCTATATCAAAACTTTTTCCTGATTATGAGCAGGCTATAATGACGATATTCTTCATTAGAGACGGTGGGCCGTTCTCACTGTGCTTTGACGCTAGCGACAGAGAGAAGTTTCTAGAAATGTTAAAGTTAAGATTCCAGCAAATTAGTAGAAACCAAAACCCTAAACCAATGTCTTACACAAGGAATCACTGGAAGTGTAATAAGCTGTGCCATTTTTATAAGAACAACTGGCCGGGAACAGACCAAAATATGTGTATATATACAGAGGAGCACCTTAAAAAACACGGAATGGACGAAACCGTAAAAAGATGCACCGCAGAAGGATTTAGCGTGGGCCACTATGAGGCTCCGGGATAAGGAAAACACTATGATTCAAGTAGAAATCACAGAGGACATGAAGAAAAGAGCATGGGCCAAATCCAGAGAGATGGGAGTTATCAAGAACTCCATCATGAAGGGTGATGGCAATATAGCTGGCTTCATTGGCGAAGAGGTTGCAAACGTAGTCATAGAAGGTTCCATAAGTAATACTTATGATTACGACATTGTAGATAACGACGGAATTAAGTACGACGTTAAAACAAAGAGATGTACCTCAAAACCAAAGCCATACTATGACTGCTCAGTTGCTAATTTTAATACAAAGCAGCAATGTGATAGATATGTCTTTGTAAGAGTAGAAAACAAAAATAGACGATGGGGAAGGGCTTGGGTTCTTGGTTGGCTTGGGCACGATGAATACTTCGAGAAGTCCCGACACTTAAAGAAGGGACAGATAGACCCCTCAAATAATTTTGTTGTAAGAGCAGATTGTCACAACGTTGCAATTTCAGAACTCAACGAATTTAGGAGATCAAAATGCTAGACTTCATATACGATAGAAGAAATTTTTTGCGAGTAGGGAGTATTGGTGCTGGGCTAAGTGCCGTTGGTTTGTCTGATTACGCCTTGGCTCAAGATGCTCTGTCGTATGAAGATAAAGCCGTTGTCTGGGTGTGGCTTGGAGGAGGGCCAACTCAGTTTGAAACATTCCACGCCCCTAACGATACGGTTCCCACAGAATGGCAACCAATCAATGGAGCTATTCATGATCCAAAAACAAACATCACTCTTGGCGCTGACTGGACAGAACTAGCTAAACACACAAGCAAGCTCAATGTCGTCAACTCTTTTAGCCATAAAGATTCATCTCATAGGCAAGGTACTCACTTCATGATGACTGGGCATTATAACCCAGAAAGAACAACTACATCTATAGCCAAGTACCCCTCTTTTGGCTCTATTGTTTCCGCTGTCTATGGTGCGAACCACCCCCAGAATGGAGTACCAACTTATGTTAAACAAGGTAAAATCGAAGGTGATGAAGGTGCTTGGTTGGGTGGAGCATTTAAGCCATTTGATCCGTCCAATAAAGACAATCTCACACCAAGAATTGAAATCGACAGATTCAGCAACAGAAAACAACTCTTGGGAGCTATAGGCTCAGCGGCTAAAGATATATCTGGAACAGGCGCTGAATCAGTTGGGTTTTACAAAGGTCAGGCTTACGATGTTATTCTTGGCTCAGCCAAAGATGCGTTTGCAACAGATAAAGAAACGGAACAAACTAAAGCCCTGTATGGATCAGAAAAAGCTAATGACATTGGCGAACAAATGTTACTAGCTCGCCGTCTCGTGCAGCACGGCACAAAATTTGTAACTCTTCATTATGGCGGATGGGACATGCATAGCAATATTTCAGACGCTCTTAAGAAAAGAGTATCGCCCATTGACAAGGCCATTGCGGGATTCTTAGAAGACTTAGATCAACGAGGGCTAAGTAATAAAGTATTGCTTGTGGTAACTGGGGAGTTTGGAAGAACAAAGATCAATGCCAACGCTGGTAGAGACCACTGGCCTGCAATTACGCCAATGATGATGGCCGGTGGAGATTATCAATCTGGCAGAACTATCGG